TTATTAGTTTGAGACAAAAAACTCACACACAAACAATAGAGTTCTCAGATGAAGATAAAAATAGTCTCTTTGATATGATACAAGGGGAGACATAATATGAGTCGTAATGACGCTATGGACGTTTTCGGTAATGCACTTCGTTCTACGAGAACAGAAAAAAGAAAAACCAAGAATAGAATTCGAGTTAAAGTTTTAGCACCTCCAGTGCCTACTAATGAAAGACAGCTTGCCAGCATTGAAGGCGGTGCGCCGGGAACAACCGCTCATATTGGTGAGTTTCGTTTTAAAGGCAGAATAGTTGAACCAGAATGGGCTGATAATCCTCATTTATTTTTAGGTGATCCTTGTACTATGGAAGATACGGCAACTATAAGCGAAACACTTTCAGCAATATCACTTCACACCACATGTGTTTCAACTAATCAAGGTGATGGTAATGAAGATATGCCTTCTGCTGGGGATATAGTATTGGTGAATTTTGATCCAAATGAGTTTTCTATTAATATGCAACGTGCCGAGTATATTGGAATGAAGAGAAAAAACGGAGCAACCGTCCCCGTTGCACTATCGTTTAAGGAACGATGTACGAAATTGGCTGATCATTTTAAGAATGCAGACACAGGAATTGAATTGTTTGGAGAGTCAGAACAAGCAGATAAGCTTAGATGTCAAATGGATTCTTACAAGAATCAGGGAATGAATATTTCAGAAAAAGGTAATCAATTATCAAGTTTTGGAGATCTCTCTCCTGAAATGGCAAATGCAGCAAATACGATATTTAGAGCAATATATGTTGAAGGCAAAGGAAAGATTGGATTACAAGTTACTGCCGGTAATGATGTTTCACATTCAGGAACGAGAGAATATGTTAGTCGCCACAAAAAAGGGAATGCAATGGATTTCACCATTCGAGATACAACTGGCGCCAAGCCTGCACCCGACGCCGGCAAACAATGGAATAAAGATGAAACAGGAGCTTTTGGTAATAATGTTATTGTGAAAAAAGTTAATGAGATTTTGACAAGAATTGCAGCAGGAAACAGCAAATTTAGATTCATTGACGAATATAACTATCCAACAGGATATGCCTCTGCCGAGCATTTTCATGTATCTTGGGGGCTTGGGAGTGAAGGATTGTCAACGTCACAAGCAGCACTCGTTTCGGCGGCAAGTGGGTCAATTGTCCCAATTTCTATTACTAGTATTCAAGATTCGTCATGCGGCCGCGCCGTGGCAATAGCTTCTGCCGCTGCGACGGAGTGGGAAGCCCTGAGTACTCAAACTCGCGGCGAAGAAACTTAAGAGATTGTAAGATGGTAAAGGTAGATATAGAACTTTTAAAAGGACAATACATTAATGGCTAAAGACAAACCAGTTTGGTACGATAAAGTTAAAGAACTTTTTGAAGAAAAAGAAAAACTTAAAGCATCTACGGCTGCATATCAGAGTCAAGTTAACGAAACAATCAAAGCAGAATCCAACATATCAGAACAAGGAGTAGGCTCTGGTGTTTGGACAGCAGAAGAAATAGTTGGTACAGCAAAAAAAGTCATCACAACTGACTGTCCAGAAAACGTAGTTTGTCCAGATGAAAATGAAACAAGTTATAATCCAAAAAAACTAATAGACAATCCAGATGGCATCAATCAGATTCCGTCCAAAAGTGGTTTATATCACACAGAGGGCACAGAACCGGTTGTAAATTACAAGCGAAAGAAAAATGAAAAAGTTATTTCAAAAGGTAATTCGTGGATAGTTTTCGGCAAAGACGGCCCCGGTTCTGATCGTAGTGGTTATGGCGCTATCGGCGCACAAAAAGCAGCAGCAATCGATATTGTTGTTGGTAGAGCATCTTCTGTTCGTAACGGCAAAGGCCCAGAAGATGGAGCAATGGTTGATAATGATTTTGCCGCTGATGCTGCTAGAATATACATTAGTCAATTAACAGATATTGATAAGAACTTCGATTTAGCAGAAGGGCGATGTAAGAACATCACGCAGAGATCGGGAATAGGCATTAAAGCAGATGCCGTCAGGGTTATTGGCAGAGAAGGTGTTAAGATAGTTACAGGCAAAGCACAAGCCTGGAAAGGATTCGGAAGCTCTGGAGAGACAAATTGTTTAGGTGGAAAGATATCACGACCTGCGCCTTGTATTGAATTGATTGCCGGTAATCGAACAGAAAATCCCCCACTTATACCTGGGTTTTTTAACCAAGGGGAAATATACAATACAATGCAAGGGGTTGCTCGTGGCGAGAATGTTGTATATGCATTACAAGATTTACACACATCTATTGATCAAATATGGAGCGCTTTGTTTCAATTTTTAATATACCAGATGGTTTTCAATGCCGGCATAGGCCCAGCATTGTCACCTCTCCCTGCAGCGCCAATTGTAGGCGGACTCGCTTCTGCAGCATGCGCTGCGCATGTTAATTTTTGCCTCAATCCTTTGTATCATGTTAGAACTAATCTGTCTACATGGAATGCAAATTATTTAAACATTTCAGGATATCGATATATACCTAGCAGGAATGTTATTTCCAATTAATAAAAAACAATGTCAGAATCAGAATTTATAAAATATCAAGATAAAAACCGCGACGGACTTATTGATGTCTGTGAGGATTTGGTTGAAGTCAAAGAAGTACAAGCGTGTTTGGCTTGTTCTCCAAACCCTAACGCATTGGTTCCTGATTGGACTGCAAAAACAATCACAGAGCCTTTTTTGAATGAAAAGACATGCGAATTTCAGATTACTGTTGTCACAAAATATACAACCACAATTAGTGAAACTCTTTTAGAACAAAACGCATTAACTCCATTGAGTTCAGAAGAGACAGCGGCAGGTATGAAAGATAGGTTTGATGAATTTGTTGAAGATGCTATTCTCTCATTATTGGATGTATATGATAAGGACGATTCACAGGATTCAATTGATGCTATTAAGGAAGTAATAGATTATACGGCTTTTAATTTAGAGCCTCGTCCAAATTCAAGATTAAAACTTCTTTATTCTGTTCCCTTTGATGATTTAGGTGTTTTAGACGAAGCTGAATCAGAATCAGAAGACGATGAGTCTGAGGATGAAGAAGGGACAGCCGCAACTGTTATTTATATGTCTTCTGATATAAAATCTCGATTAATTAAAGTTAGAAAGACATTGAATCTCTATTCGAGATACAAGACAATGTATACAGCAGTAGAGGGTGGTAATTTATATTTTACTAATTCGAATAAGCCGTTTGATTTAAGTTTGTATGGTGATGTTGGATTGTTTCCCACTTCATTATTAGGAAAGACATTAACTCAATTAGATGATTTTTTAATTCAAAAGGGTTATAATCTTCCTGGTGTTGGTGGTGTTGGTGGAATGTTTAACGACAGAGTAACCAAGATGGAGTTTAAGTTTACTAAGAAGTTTATATTAAAACGTCTAAAAATATGGACAGAGGGTTGTGGCGAAAAGCCAATTATTTTTAATAAAAAATTAAAACCCTTATTAGCTCAATCTGCTTGGAAAGATCCGACAGCCATGGCTTATTTTGCTAGATTAGAGGATATGGAAATTGATATCACCGCTCGCACTCCAAAGCCCTGGTTGGAATTTATCAGAGAGCATACTTATCCACCGATTTATTCTTCAGTTAATGCTATTGTTGGTAATAGTGATCCTGGTGGCTCTGTTGGTAGTTGTATTGCGGATTCTCTCGCAGCAGAGGGAAAACAACTTGGACAGGATATTTTAAATGATGTATTTAGCTTGAAAGATGCCATATTATATCAGTTTCATAAAAATCTATGTCGCAACTCATTAGAAGAAGTCATTGAGGATGATATAGAAATTGGACATATATATGACCCAAATTCAGATAGTAAGAAGAATATTCTTGCCGCAGCACAAGAGCAAGCATTCAAACAACTGAAACAAGATGATCAAGTATTCACTAACACATGCGCTAATGTAACAAGTTTAATGGCCAGCACGAAAAACTCAGCAGCAATGTTGGAGGCTATTTGGAAAGAAGGGTTTGATGAAATCAAGCTTTGTGGTCTTTATGATTTGATGATGGATGCTATAGGTTGTTTGATGGGGGGACTGTCTTTAGAAGATGCGCTAGCTAGTATGATAAAGAGCGCCCTACAAGCCATGGGAATAGAAAATTTCGGGAAGTTATTTGTTGGATTATCGCCAGAGAAACAAGCAGAATTAGATGCATTAGTTAAAAAGAAGATAGAAAGCGGAGATATCTTCAAAGAAGGAAGTGTAAATCAACAACTTTCAGATACTTTGGAGGGTAAATTAGAATGGAATAAACCTTGGGAACCGACAGAGGCAGGCACAACAGTAAAAGAAGAATTTGAAGAAGCCAGTAAAACTTTCACTGAACCAACTGCTATGTCGGCAACAGAACAACAAGCGTCATCTCAACTGACAAGACGAACGCTAGCGCAGCAACTTGACGGTAGTAATAAAAATCAATTAAGTCCAAATGTTGTGATTCAAGCGTATGTTTTAGCTCTTTTAGAAGCGTATTCAGATAATTTGTTGGAATTACTTGATGAGTTGAATAAATTTCCAGGCTCCCAAGTTATTTCCGCTCTCATTGCTACGCTTGATTGTCCTCGTCCACCTATTTTAAATCCAAATATTTTGGATTTTATTAAATCTATTGAACTTCCGTTTTGTCGCAATATTCACGATATTACATTTCCAAGATTAGATAATCCTTTCGGATGGCTTCCTGATATTAAAGACATTTTAAAGTTTATTTGGATGGCAATGAAATTAGCGCTGCAGCAGTTGATTATTAAAATTTTATTAAAATTAATGATTAAAATTTGTGAGTTAATTGGAAATGCATTATGTAAAGCGTTGGAAACAGCGGGAGATATTGCAGCATCATTGCCGGCTATGGCGACAGGAAGAACAACATTATCGGATGTAATTAAAGAATCAATCTGTGGTGATGATGCCGATTCAGAGCAAATTGATAATACTGTCGTGGATATGTTTTCTTCACTAGGATTAGGTGGACAAGCATTATCCGATAGAGATAAAGTATTGGCATTCGCAGAAGATATTTCATCTTCAACAACAAGATCGGAACTAATGAATGCATTTTTAGGTGATCCATCAAGTGATTTCTTGGAGGTTGTTAGTTCTGTAGTCGAGTTTGAATATCCAGAATTTCAAGATGCATTGCCTAATAAAGAGGCGCTTGGCAGCTTTTTTAAGAATTCTGGTAATTTAATGCCTCTAGACTTTAAACAACAAATGAGAGATTTCGTTGGTGACTTGCCAGAAGGCGATATGTTGCCGGCAAATCCATCACTTTGCGCCACACCAGAACAACTTGAAGAGTTTTGTAATTTAAGGGCAGACATTTTAGAAGGCAGAGCAACAGAAGATCAGATTAAAGAAATGTGCGATAATAAACCTTTACTTAATGATTTAGATGATTTAGGGGCAATCTTACAAAGCGGCATTCCAGATTATATTGCTAGCAACATGCCGCCTATGACATCTGATCCTGGTTGTGATAATGGAATAGTTCCATTCGAATCCGAAGAACAGAAAGCAGTTGTATCTGCTGCATTAGGTGGTGATATGGAACAACTTAAAGTTGATTTTTCATATGATATGTTAGGCAACGGGCCTCAAAAGCAACGATGGGGTTTGATTAACATGATTATGTCCGATACAATGGGCATGCCGTTGACAGCGCATCATAGAATGGTATTCAATAGAAGACGTTGGGTTGACTTTTATATTGATCCAGGGGAGATTGACGAAGACGTATCAGACGATAATGTGGCAAAACTTAAAAGACAAAAAGGAGCATATCCAGAAAAAATAGCAGAACTTCTGCAAACAAGATTAGGTGAATTAGATACAACATTCACATCAACAAACGATTATCAGGATGCTGTTACGTTTTCACGAACATATGAAGATTTGGGAATTGATAGATTTGGCAAGAATGTTGATTTATTATCATTGCCGGATCTTGGATACAACTACACAACAGAAGTTGATTATAAGAATGAAGAAATTGATTTCATTCAGGAAGCAAGAAAAGAAACTCCAGATATAACTTTGGTATTTGAAGATTTGTCTGGTGGTAGATTAGACAGCGATGACCAGGCAGTTTTTTCTTTTGGATTTGAAATGGGGATGTATTTATCTGACTTATATGAATCTGGAAGTGTGGTTGTTAATCGTCCTAACGATAATGCAAGAATTAAAATCACAAATGAATATAATGCAGCAGATAAAATAGACTGGGTGGCGCTAGCGTTGATGCCGCTTACAGCAAAACTTGAACTGATGACAACTTTAAAAGAAAAGATGGAAAATCCAGAATCAATTTTTGAGAGAACTTATGAGTTTCTTTCGGTTGATGATACGCTTGATGATATTGACTTATCAGATTATCCAGAGTTTTTATCGATATTTGAGACGCCATCATTATACATACCTCAGATTGTGCTTTTGACAGAAATTTTAAATAACAATGGCGCCACATTATCAAATGCTGAAGTAAAAAGTTTTCATGATGAGGCAATGGGTAATATCTTTAAGACATTTTCTGCCGCAATTGCAGAAAATGAAGCCGCATTTACTTATGGCGCTGTATTTGATGATTTAACTAAAGGTGATGTTGATTATGTTACTGAAGATGGTGTTTCATATTCTGAATCAGATTACACCAACGATGACATGGTGCTGGGAATCAGCTATAATCAATTCAAGATGGAAGCTGCCGGCACACCGGAGCTTACCCGAGTCTTTTATCTTGATCCTGCACAATATGGCGGTACATATATGAATCCTCCGATATATATCGCACCATTGGCAAATGAAGGATGGTTGGGATTCATTGATATAATGTTCCCTGAGATAAGTCCATGTAAACCACAAAGAACAGATTTGATTGACTTTGATCAAATTCAAAGTATAATCGATGATGTATATCCAACAATGCCAGAAGATGAGAGGTTAAAATCTGATCCAGATTGTGTAGTTGAAGTGCCTTATTCTAGAATTCTAGAAAGATCCTCCGCTGCCGCCCTTCAGGGTATTATCACTGCCGCCATTAGGATATTTGCCAGCGTACATTTATTAAAAGGAATGGCAACATTCAGTAAGTTTTATCCAAAATTTACAGAGGTATATAGTTCGCTTTTTGCACAATATATTGTAGAAGATATGGAAGCGAATTTCAAAGATGCTCAAAAGGCTTTTTGGGAATTCTTTAATCCTTTCAAGGATACTGAATTTTGGTATGCATTTTTGGAGCAATCGGTACAAGTGTATTCACGAAGGGTTGATGATGGTGATATTTTAGATGTTCCAGATAATGTTTTAAATGCATTAATGAGTTTAAATGATACTCAAGAATCATTTGATTATCCTTATCGAGAGGATTTAAAAGAAGCAAAAGATTTAGATGAAGTAAGTCGATTAAAAACATTAAAAAATTATCGTTCAAATAAGAATTTGGAAGCAGTACAAGAGACAGAAGAGATGGCAAAATTAGTTCTCAAAGAATTGGTTATTGAACAGTTAAATTATATGGGTGAGAAATATGTTGAGAATCTTGAAATTTTAGGTATGAAGCCTGATGTTTTTGATTTGGATTATTATGTTTTTCAAGAACTTACACAAGGTAGTAGTTTAACGCTTGAAGAAGAAATAGAAGAAGAAGTGGTTTCTCTCCCAACTGAAGGTGAGGAATTATATACTGATGGCACCGAATTTGTTAACACTGAAACAGATGAAATGTATATTGGATATTATCACGTCAATACAAGTGAAGGCGATGTTGTGTATATGGCTGGAGAATTTCATGTAGAAGAAGGGCATGATGTTTTACGTCCGATTGCTGATCAGGTAATTGTTCCAATTGGAGATGTAGAAGATTATGGTTATTCTCCATCTGCCAGCACAGAACAGCCGTTTTTGATTGAGAAATATATCAGTATTGATGGTAAAAAATACGCATCAGACGATGCTATCGATATTATTACAGCAAATGATGATACATTGCTTATATCTGAAGTTTATCCTGGTACGCTAGAAAAAGTTGTCGGCAGTGCAGGACAAGTTACTGGATTAACTGGCGAATTAGGAGTTCGTTATGGGTTGTTGTTTTCTATTGTGATAAATGGTACTGCCTACGAGGCAACAAGTGTCGAAGTGGATGCTCTAGATATGCTTATTGCCTCTACTCCTCCATTTGAAGGTGATAGTAAGTTATTATTGTGTTTGCTAAATATGCTTAAAAACGATGACACTTATAAATTAGCAGTACAATATGCTTTCCCGATGAAAAAAGTTTTATCAATGTTGGCAATATATAATTCTGAAGCATTTTTGCCATCCATTGGAGAGGTGACAGTAGAAGCAGGAGCAGCATATGGAACAGACACAGATATGGATACTAAACCAGGAATGCAAGTTGAATATGATTCTAGTGGCGTTGCGAGTTCATCTGTAGCTCAGTCTGGTTGGGCAAATATTGATGATCGTAGCCAGATACCAACTCCATTTGTTACTACGTGGGACGAATGGGATCGTGTTTTATTAAGAAACTCCAAAAGTCGAATTAAGAAGTTGTTTAAAACGCACTATAATTCTAGAGACTTCGATCCCGGCGATCCCGATGGAGCCAATAAACCTGGAAAAATCATTATTAATGGATTGAGAGAAGGATTGAAACCACCAACAGGCATGCATTTACTACCATGGTGGAAATTCCGAATGAGAAGATCTAATCCATTTAATTCCAAAGGTACGCTTTGTGAAAAAGAAGATTGACTCTATTTATAGTGAGGTAGAATAATATGGCTTCTTTTGGTGTCGCCCTTCCGCTTGCATTAGATTCGAACGATGGTTTTGTAATGTTGAAGAGTGTTAAAAAATTAATTAAGCAAAATCTAAAAATGCTTCTATTGACAAATCCTGGCGAGCGAGTGATGGAACCTGATTTCGGTGTTGGTATTAAACAATTTTTATTTCAAAATTTTGGCTCTGGCACCGAAGGGCAAATAGATAGTAAAATTAGAGAACAAGTCAATATTTATCTACCAATTGTTAATATATTAAATATTTCTTTTGGACTCACTAATCCTGATAATAATCATTTGGGATTTTCAATAGTTTATTCTATTCCAGATATAGGGGCAAGAGATTTATTAGAATTTACTATTTAAAAATGAGGATTTTTTATGGCTGATGATCAAAAAAAGATAATTCCGATAGATTATACACACAGAGAATATAAAAGTATTCGAGATGATTTGATGGGTATTGCAGAGAGATTTTATCCAAACACTTTCCAAGATTTTAGTGAAGCATCTTTTGGCGCTTTAATGTTAGATGCAGTTGCGTATGTTGGTGATCAGCTTTCGTTTTATTTAGATTATAATGTAAATGAATCATTTTTAGATACAGCATATCAATACAGTAATGTGATTAGGCATGGAAGAGTGTTAGGGTATAAAAACACTGGTCGCCCATCAACATACGGAAAGCTAGCGTTATTTGTTCTTGTACCGGCATCGTCAACAGCAATCGGCCCAGATACAGATTATATTCCTATTTTAAAGAAAAATTCCAAATTTACTTCAACTACAGGGTTGAGTTTTGTTTTAACAGAGAATGTGGATTTTGCAGCACCAAAAAACCCAGTTGTTGTTGCGAGAGTGGATTCTGATTCGGGCGCCCCCACTTATTATGCAATTAAGGCATACGGTACAGTGGTATCTGGGCATTATGGTAGTGAGAGAATAACAATAGGAAATTATGAGAGATTTAAAAGAATAAGACTCTCAACAGCAAATATTTCAGAAATCATTTCAGTTACGGATTCGGAAGGAAATGAATACTTTGAAGTTGATTATCTTTCACAAGATATGGTTTTTAAAGAATTGCCAAATAATAATTTTAAAAATGATAATGTTGCATCGGTACTTAAGCCATATTTAGTATCTCGTAAGTTTGTTGTAGATAGAGATAGATATAATACATACCTTCAGTTTGGTAGTGGTAAATCTGGCGAATCAAATGTTGTTGCCAATCCGCAAGCTGTAGCAATAAATGTTTTTGGAAAAGATTATGTTACGGATACTACTTTTGATCCAACTCGTCTTTCTAGAAATGAAAATTATGGAATTGTTCCTAGTAATACTAAATTAACGATTACCTATCGAACAACAAACCCGATGAATTCAAATGTAGCAACTGCGACAGTTAATACTGTTAGTAATCCTATTATCGAATTCAAAAATAGAGACAAGTTAACTAAAGCAACAGCAACAGCAGTAGTTAATTCTATGGAAGCTAGCAATGAAGAACCGATAATTGGAGATGTTGCTGAAATTTCAACCGGTGAAATGAAAAGAAGAATTTTTGATACATTTCCTACTCAAAATAGAGCAGTCACACAAGCAGATTATGAAAATCTCACTTATAGAATGCCGGCAAAATTTGGTTCAATTAAACGTTGCTCCGTGCAGAAAGATCCAGATTCTCTTAAACGGAATCTCAATATGTATGTGATATCAGAAGACCAACGAGGACTTTTAATTAAAACAAACTCAACAATCAAAAATAATTTAAAAACTTGGCTGAATAATTATAGAATGTTAAATGACACAATTGATATTTTAGATCCTTATATTATTAATTTAGGAATTGAATTTATTGTTAAACCGACAACAAATGCAGATAAATTTGTTTTATTGGATGCATGCGTGGATGCGTTAAGAAGGAAATATTCAACAGCATTTTTTATCGGAGAGCCAATTTATATTAGCGATATATATGCAACATTAAAGGAGGTTGTTGGTGTTTTGGATGTGATTAAGGCGAAAATAGTTAATAAAACAGGCGGCATTTATGCCGGCACGGAAATAGATATAAATAGAAATTTATCTCCTGATGGTGATTATTTAATGGTTCCAAAGAATGCTATTTTAGAAATAAAATATCCAGCAACAGATTTTAAAGGAAAGATTAGGTAATGGCACTTAAGAGATATAAAGCCGACGCCGACACAACGATAGTTAATGCGTATCAGATGGATTTGACTACACGCGGAACTGGCGCCAATACCGGCGAAGCAGATGTTCTTGAAACATATTCGATATATGGTAGAGAGAATACTGGTTCACAAGAGCTTTCACGAATGTTAATTAAATTCCCGATAACAAATATTTCAACGGATAGAACCAATGGCGTTGTACCGGCTAGTGGTAGTGTTAGTTTTTATCTTCGAATGTTTAATGCGCGACATTCCAAGACAGTTCCTGCTGATTTTAAACTTTCAATAATGGGAATATCTCAGTCGTGGCAGGAGGGTACTGGATTAGATTTAGAAGGGTATAAGGATTTAACTAAAGGTAATTCTGGTGCAAACTGGATGAGCGCTTCGAATACAGCATATTGGACGGATCAAGCTGGTACATTATTAGCCGGTGGCTCTTATCTTACTGGCAACAGTACAACAGAAACATTTTTATTTACTGAGACTTTTACGACAGGATTAGAAGATCTGGAAGTTGATATTACGCCATTAGTTGAACAATGGATAGCTGGAACGTATTCAAATTATGGTTTAGGTGTTCATATGTCTGCTAGTTATGAGGCATATATTTCCGGCGCCGCAAACACAGTCACTAATCGTATGCCGGGTCAACCAACGTTAGATGCTGATGATACAACTCAAAGTGTGATTTACAATCCCAGCGGCTCTACAAAATCATATTATACGAAACGATTTTTCGCAAGAGGCTCGCAATACTTCTTTAAACACCCTGTGATTGAAGCAAGATGGGATGATAAAATTACAGACGATCGAGGTGAATTTTATTATAGTAGTTCTTTATCGACTGCTAATGATAACTTGAATACGCTATATCTTTACAATTATGTTCGCGGAAAATTAAGTGATATTCCCGGCCTGGGCACCGCCAAGAAGATATATGTTAGTTTATTTTCTGGTTCTGTCGGTGGGTTTTATACTGGAGGCGACGGAGATGATGTGGCACCATCGGACATTCCAATTTCAGGATCAACTGGTAGTGTGCAAATATTATCTGTTGACAATAGCAGCTTTGTCAGTAGTGTCAATAAATTAGTTGCAACAGGCGGAATTGTTTCAACTGGAATTTACAGTGCATCGTTTGCGTTCACTGGATCAACATTGCTGGAAACTGTATATGATGTTTGGTTTACTGGAAGCCACTCTACAATTAGTGCTGTTAACGCTATAACTCAATACTTCACAGGAACAATCAAGCCGATAACATTAAAAGCAGAACCACACAATGTACATCCAACATACTATCTGAATGTTACAAATCTTCAACAAAAATATCCCGGTAATCAAACTGCTCGTTTTAATGTGTTTGTTCGAGAAAAATACTGGAATCCAACGATATATACGAAAGCAAGCTCAACTGCAAAATCGGCAACTGTCGTAAGTGCTTCATATCGTGTATTTAGAACTTTAGATGCATACGATGCGATACCTTATGGTACAGGTAGTGATTTACATACCTTGATGTCATATGATGAATCTGGTAATTATTTTGATTTAGATATGAAGCTATTAGAACCGGGATACGAATACGCACTTAAATTTTCATTTTATGACAGTCAGTTGAGTAGCTGGACTGAACAAAACGAATTATTTAAGTTCAGAGTAGAAGATTATGAGTATTAAGAAACTTTTTGGATCCACAGATAAACCAAATAAATACCTCTCAGATACAACTGAAAAAGAGGCATTTCAAGAGATAGAGTCTGCAAGAAATTTAAAAGCATTAAGCGAAAAGCAAAATACTTATGTACCGCAAGTAGATTATTCAGATCCTGCTAGTTTTGCAAAATACGGTTCAGCATATCTTTACTATAAATCTTCAATGGAACGAGTTGCTGACTTCTTTCCGTATGATGGTTCGGATGCGGAGATTAATGAATATCATAATAAATCTTTAGATATCGATAAGTATATCTTCAATAATCTCTATCCTCGTACAAATGGATATATCCACATTAGCTCAGATGGATGGGGTACTTTAAGTGGTTCTAAATATAGCGGGTTTGGATTACCAAGCAGTTTAGAATATATTGATTTTAAAGGTGGCCCAAATACAATTACTGCTTCTAATGCCGCCGCGTTGTTTGGCAATCCAAATTCTTCTAACACAAATACAGCAAATATATATGATACTGATATCTATACGACTGCCAAATTACCTAGTAATTTTGGTTCTGGTTCTAGAGAATCAAATCTAAAATCAAATTTTGACGATGGTGTTACGGTTGAATTTTGGGCAAAAACAGGATCTCTGGGTGCAGCATTAACCAATAAACAAGTTTTCGTTGATATTTGGAATAATGAAGTATCCTCTAGTGCTTACGGAGGTTCTGTTGGCGCAAATCCAAATCCAGTATATGGACGCATTACTATAGCATATCAGGTTCCTTTAGAACGGTTTGTGATTACAGCGCAATCAGGTTCCACCGGTATTTTTGAACAAAAAATCGGAACAAGCCTTACAGGTTCTTTATCTGATTGGAAACATTATGCGGTTTCATTTTATAATTCAGGTAGCAGTTTTATTACAAATCTTCATGTTGATGGGAAATTAAATGATTCTAATTCTATTGCAGGATTGAATGTTAATGAAATTAACTCAAAGAATATGGTTGGTAGAATTGGAGCACTCTTATCCTCTCCATCAGGAGCCGCCGGTTCTGCTCAACAAACACAAAATATGGTTGGCGCAGGTAAACTTAGTGGTTCGTTGGATGAGTTTAGATTTTGGAAGGCTTATCGTAACTCTCACGAGATTGCCAAACATTACTTTACGCAAGTAAGAGGCGGCGCAAATACAGATATTTCTAATACGACTTTAGGTCTCTATTACAAATTTAATGAAGGTATAACTGGAACTTCGACTACTGATAGTGTGGTTTTGGATTATAGCGGAAGGATAAGTAACGGAACTTGGACGGGATATAGTACAACTTCTAGAAATACTGGTTCTGCGATAATATCTGCTAGTGCTGCGGGGGTAGAATACGAAGACCCGATTATCAGAACAAATCATTCAGATGTTACGAGTTTGAAAAAAGCTTTGTTAGATAGTGGTTCGTATCATGATAACACTAGCATTTCTTCGATGCTAAGTATGATTCCAAGTTGGATTGTTGAAGAGCAAGAAAAAGCAGAAGATGGTAATGTACAAGTAATGTCTCATATTATTGGAGCTTACTTTGATAAATTGCATTTAATGATTACTGCTCTCCCGAAATTTAACAGTCAAACACACACCAGCGCTTCGTATACTCCTTTGGCTTTCGCACAGCACCTACCGCAATCGTTGGGATTGTACACTCCAGAGATATTTGTTGATTCAGACGTGTTGGAACGATTTATGAATCGAAATCAAACTATGCTATTTGAAGGAGATTTAATAGAAACAAAGAATTTGATTTATTTGAATCTTTACAATAACTTAACAAATATTTATAAATCAAAAGGAACAGAGAAATCCATTCGAAATGTATTTAGATGTTTTAATGTTGATGAAAAAGTACTTAGATTTAATACATATGCTCATAATGCGACATATGAGTTAAAAGATAATTTTCAACAAACATTAATAAACAAGCCTTTAATAAATTTAAATAAAAAAGATAATTTAACTGCAGTTATATATCAAGCAGCAGATGCTGCAAATGGAGAAAGTTTAGGATACATTTCTGGGAGCAACGGCGCCGGTGATCCAGGTGGTGCTGGTGGCGGGAATGATGCATATGAAGATAAATACGGATTTACAGCAGAATCCAGTGTTATTTTCCCAAAATTTAATCAAATTGCTAATAATTTTGATCGTAATTATGCCGACGTTTCATTATTTGGAATGTACACAGTCAACACCGGAAGCGCCAATTCATTAAATGGAACAGATACGACTTTTGTTGATGAGGATTTTGCAAACTTTCAAGTGATGGCTGTTAAGGATAAACACTTATCGAAAAATGTTTATTTTAAATTAACTTCTTCAATTTCACCATATTCTTTTCCCGAATTAACAAGTAGTACATTTTTTAATGTATATGATGATAATCATTGGAATTTTTCTGTTAGATTAAAACCAAGTAATTATCCTCTTACTGATATTGTGACTGGATCAGAAGGTTACACATATGATGTAATTTTCAAAGGTATCAATACATTTATTGGTACTATTCAAGATAGCTTTACTTTAACCGGTTCGGTGAGTAAAGAAGTTGGACGGAATATTTTAAGATCAGCTAAACGGCTGTATGCCGGCGCCCGAAGGACAAATGTAACTGGTAATGTGCTGCAGTATTCTGATGTGTTGTTTTCAAATGTAAAATATTGGACAAAATATTTAGACGATTCATCAATTGAGCGGCATTTATATGATTTCGAAAACAGAGGAGTATCAGGTTCCTATCAGCCGACATCACCACGAGACGCAAATATTAAAAATGTAAATATTCTTAATTTAAATACTTTGGCATTGGATTGGAATTTTGAAAATGTAACAAGTTCTAATACTGATGGTACTTTTGTTGTAACTGATATGAGTTCTGGTTCAGCGTTAATTCGTGATAACTATGGATGGATAGGAAAAGTTGCAGGATATCAACATACTGGTTATGGAAAGTCATTTGCCACTTCTTCAAGTGATGTGATAACAAAAGAAGCAATTAATGTTTTCAAATACATTGACCCTGAAAAAGTAGTATCCTCCGATATGGTTCAGATACTAACAGAAGATGATAAAGTTTTTGGAACTCCAGATAGTATTCCCAGTTATCGGTATACCTTGGAAAAGAGTATGCACAATGCCATATCAGAAGAAATGCTTAAGTTTTTTGCTGGTGCTGTTGATTTTAATAATGTCATTGGCGAACCAGTTAATAGATATCGTGCTGAATATAAGACATTGCGCAAATTAAGAGAAATATTCTTTCGCAAAGTAGTAGCAATAAAAGATGTAGAAGATTATATTGATTATTATAAATGGTTTGATGATTCTTTAGCTCAAATTATTGGTCAGTTATTGCCGGCATCTTCTGATTTTGAGAGTGATGTTTTTAATACTATTGAAAGTCATGTGTTGGAAAGAAATAAATATGAAACAAAATTTCCCACACTTGAGTTTAAAGCCACTCCACCGGAGGCCTCGTTTGAAGGAATTGGTGCAAAATTATATCCACCACGAGGAGGGGCGACTCCCACGGGTTCAGGCCCATTAGATAATTATGTAAAAAGAAAAACAAATATTAATGAAGTTTATTGGAAAAATAGAGCAGAAAGAGACTCAGTTGAAATAACATCGGGCGATAGCACTGTAGATGCGCAGAGGTTAATTATTCGTGATATAGTTGCAAGTGTTCCCGCATTTAGTCGTTCTTTCCCTACATTATCAAGCATCGGTGGCGTCAAATATCTTGATAGTAAATTTAGATATAAACAATTAGTAAAATTGTATAATTTTGAAATATTAAGTCCCTTTAGTCCTAAAACTAGCTTCTTTAAAGGTGGTATGAATTTTGAACAGAAAAAGAGTCTTCAATTTACTTATACCGCTTTATATCCGTTTGGTCCAGTTAATCGTACTAATAGTGTTTTTGTTCCAAAAAATGTTTTATTTGCTCATGTTAGTGATTTAGAAGGACTCAAAGAAACACACTTAGATAATATTAACAGTAGTTCAAATCCATCGCAGAAAACAAAGCGATATTTTAAAGTTCAACATGGTAGAGATTGGGAAGAGGGAGGGGGCTATAGTAACGTTAAATCATCATTTTCTTTTCCGTTTAATGTTATGAGTTCATCTGTAAAAACTGGTTTTAACAAGATAGTAGTGGATAGAGTGACAGGTGGTATTGAAATTACAAATCTTCATCATGATGCATATGGTGCTGATTTAGATATTCCAATGCAAGGTAACTTTACGAATTATGCTGTTGGTGGACATCAATCACGTCATGTTCCGCTTAATACGGGAAGTGATGATTACACAAACCGTCCTGAAGCATGGAAGATTTTATTAGATACATGTGGCGCTATAGATGGTATTACCGGTGCTATTGGTATGGTTGGCGCTGATTATCCCTGGCCAGAGGCAAATGCTGTCGGTGCTAATCCTTATCCAATGACTGCATCACAAAAAGCAGTTTATTATCGGGATGGAATAGCTAAGAGGCCAGTAAATATTCGCAATATTCATCATACAACCGGCGCAGCCAGCGCAGGCGGCACTGGCTCAACAATTTTAGGAAACTATAATCATCAATATGATATTGTTAGTACGCAAGGTGCTTACTCTAATCCACGACGATTTGTTGAACAACAGCCAACTTTGCCAGCGCCAGTGTTGTCACATTTCACAGGCGTTGCTGCTCGTTCGTCATCTACTAATGTTATAAATAATTTTATTAATTTACATCGGGGAACAGAAGGACATTTTGATTTTAATTTAACATATGCTCCTACTGGAATTTCTGGTTCTGATAATAAATCTGTAATGATAAATCGTTTCTCTAATCCTGGTGGTATAGAAGTTATGTCAAGAGGATTTCAAAATCTCCGAGATGGTGAATTTTCTCAGTATAATAGCACGAATTATCGTAATTTAACAGTTATAAAACCACATCAAGGATCAAGAGGAACTATTTCTGAACCAACTGGAACCGAAGGAGGTCCTAGTATTAGAGTTTACGATATCCATTCAAATGATTATGGTTTGCGTTCTCATCTATCACGTCATACAGGAAAATTTGGAAGAGATAGTTTGATATACCCCGTAGATGAGCTTCGCGAACCTTATAATCTAAACAAACCATTTATTGGATACAGTGGTGTCGAAACATATCGAACGACTGGTTCTTTACAGGGTTGGTGGAGATTAAATGAGAATGTTTCCTCCGCTCCCAATCTCCCGGCAGACAGCAGTACAAAAGGCAGGACAGGGGCATTTGACGCCGCAGACGACCGCCCAGATTTTTCTTCATCGGCATTCCCTTCTAGATATGTTCAAACATCTAGTTGTGGTTTTTCTGGCGATGCAGACGGTGTAAATATCGGCGCCGCCGGAACTTGGAATGCGATTATAGGAAGTGCCGCTGCGTCAACCAAGAAAATGACATTTTCGGCTTGGATATATAAAGTTGGCGATGGAGGTGGAAATTATGGACGTATTCTAGAATTTGGCGACGGAGATGTGCGATTTTACACTAATAATGTGGAAAGCATTTATTTTGATGTGACAGCTTGGTCCGGCGCCAATGCTCAATGGCATGCTACTAGTCCGTTTTCATTGACTACGTGGACGCATGTTGCTGTAACATATGATGCTACTAGTACGAATAACAATCCTATCATTTATGTTAATGGAATTGCCAAGACAGTTACAGAAGACACAGCCCCAGCAGGTACCTATGGTGCTATTGCCACTAATGCTTGTTATATAGGAAATAGAAGCGATGCAGCAAGAGGATTCAATGGTCAAATATCAGATGTCGCTGTTTGGAATTCTATATTATCACCAGAAGAAATTAAAGCAATATATAATGCTAGTAAATTGCCTACTCTTGCTGGTCCTGGAGTATCTGCTGATCAATTTCCAGGTTTTCATAAAACTCATAGAAATTCATTCAAGAAAGGCCGACTTTCTAGTTCTGTCGGTATATTTGAAAATGGCACTGTTTTAATTTCCTCTTCTTATGATAACTTTTATGTACAACATCCAATCCCTCGCTCAGATAGGCAATATTCCTGGTATACATCCTCGTTAGCACCTGGAAGTACTGATTTAAGATATTATGGATATATGCCTCTTAAACCAAGCCCTGCTGCTGGGTATTATTCTGGGTCAGATGGAAAATATGTTTCATTCTTTAATTTTGTTTCCGCTAGTGCTGTTGGGGATGTTCAAACCAAAAGAGCGGTAAATAAAAACTTTGCTCAACCAACAGTAGGTAGACTGAATATCCTTACTGTTGATCCTGTTAGCGGTGGTACTGATAATATTATTGGTTTTACCCCCGTTTTACCTTGGGCCGGCCCGACCCGAGGTGCGGACGATTCTCTGGGCCCTGATTCTTCTTATTTTAATAGTGATGTGTTGAACAACGCTCTCTATAAGCCACACCTTAACCCCCTCTCTTCTTCAGTTGTAGGTAATCGAGCTAATTATTTCAACCTTTTAATGACAAGAAGAGGTAATTCATTTGGATGGAGTTGGCAGAGAATCCTTCATCAATATGATAATCCTATTCTTATACAAGAAAGAAAGAATAATCGAATCACAATGATAACAGGCTCTGATCAGAATCTTGTTGGGTATCGACTTACTCCAGTTTCAATGAAAGGAAGACCAACGTTAATTAATTTTCAATTAAGTAGTGATGAAGATATTACTCTTAAAGTAACTGATAATAATAATAAAATCTTTTTTGAAGAAACTGCAATGAATAATTTGATAATTGAATCAACGGATGGCATCACGACGCCATATGATCAGTTATTGCCAATTCTACAAGAAAATTATTCAATTAATTGGATAGTATACAGTGAAGCGCTTTATCCTTCAACATATAATGAATTCTTTTCATCATCCATTCAGCGTAGTGGATATAATAATGGTTTCTGGAGAGACAACAGAGAAAACAGAGCAGATCTAGGAAATACTTTAAGAAATGCATTTAATACAAGAAATGTTAATATTAGTCAGAGTAGTTGGGTATTGGATGCGCCGAAAGATTTCCTAACAAGAGGAGAGCCTGCAACATGGCGTAATGGCGGCCTGCCAATAGTTTTCCAATTAAGTGGAAACGCCTCCGCTGGTACATTGCAAAATATTTATTCTCATTGTGTTCCGACATCTTCAGTGCTCAATGCTGGCGGTAGAGTTGGTTATCCCATCGCTGATCCAAACGACAAGCAAAGATTTGGAGCTTTAGTGCCGATGGCTTTATATGCTAGAAAACATACAAATTTTTCTCCATCTTCTGTTACTTCACCTCAAGGGGTTAGGGTAGCTGAAACAGGTAGCAACCCCACGCAACACTCCAACCAGTGGAATACGAGTTTTCATGTTGAATTGTTTGCAGGTGAAGCACTTTGGGAAGCTGGCACGCAAGCAGGAATAATAACATCGTCAGTATCATCCCAAGGTACTACTAAGCAGGCTCTGCAACCTGGCTTTCAGTCAATTCCATCTGAGCCATGGTTTGATAAGTATTCTGATTATAACAATGATATGAAATTGATAGCAAAAGATTATTCAATTATCCCAGAATTTAGAATAAGTGAACACATTGAAGATTATGTTAATTATGGCTTGTTTGCCAGCACCAAGACAGATACCTTTG